CTGCCGAGAGGATACGGCGGCACGATCTGGAGCCGCGTGAACCGGATCCGCGAGTTCTTCAACACCAACAACGGTTTTCTGCTGATAATCGACGAGGCGGACAAGCTCATCAACAAGTACACGCAGAAGAAAATGGAGATCCTGCGCGGGATCTTCGATCAGTCGGATGTCGGCATTGTGATCGCAGGAGAGCCAAGATTAGAGTCGGAGCTGAAAGGCAACCTGGCACGGTTCGCAAACCGGATGGACTTCTATTATAAGCTCCGTGGCCTGTCCAAAAACGAGGTCATGGACTACCTGGAAGGCTACGAGGTGGACGATGCAGCCATGGCCGAGATGATCAGCCGGGCAATGAACCCACAGAGTGGCTGCTTCCGTCTGTTAGACCGCACGCTCAACAACGTGCTCCGTATCCTGAAAGACAAAGGGGAGCAGCGGATCACACTCAAGATCGTCAGCGAAGCCTCCAGTATGATGATGCTGTAAGGAGGTGGTGGAGGTGGCAAAGAGACCGTATTGTTACAACACCAGAATCCTGTATGGGCTGGCAAAGTCCAAAGAGGTCGGCTTGACGGATGAGCTGCTGCATATGCTGGTTTACCGGGAAACCGGTAAATCAAGCATTAAGGAGCTGACCCCGTCAGAGCTTGCGGCTGTGTGCCGGATCCTGCAGAAGCAGAAGGACGATGTGAAACGCAGAAACGGAGTATTGAAGGAGGGCGGCAATCCGATCACCGCCAGGCAGCGCCGGAAGATCTGTCTGTTAGAAGCGGAGCTTGGCTGGTGTGAAAACAAGAGCCGGATACGGGGACTGATCCGCCGGATGTTTAAGGTGGACGCCCTGGAATGGCTGGACTATAAACAGTGCCAGTCTCTGATCGAGGCTATGAAGGCGATTCTGGCACGACAGAAGGAGGCAGAACATGATTCTTGATCAGAAATTCGAAGAGGCATTCACACACGAGTGGGAGCGGATCCGCACCTGCGTGGATCTGCTGAGAAGAAAGCAGGCGCACATTGTAGTGAAGACCTACAAGTCCGGGAAAAAGTCCCGTTATACCAGGATTATCGGGAGGTAACGGCATGAAGAAGAAAAGACTGACGAACCAGGAAAAACAGTTCAGAAGCATGATAAAAAAGGAGCTGCAGGCGGAGGGGACAATTCCACCGGATAAGCCAAAACTGAACCGGAAAAAATTCATCGAGGAAGCAATGGACGAGTGGAATAGCCGGGATACAGATATATTTACATGGGAATTGTACTTGGCAGAAGCGTTTTGCTTGATGCTGGGGCATGTGGAGAAACAGAACTACAAACGTGCATCGTTGGAAGCAGTTGGTGCAGCGAAGGTGTTAAAACTGGCTTTGCGGCTGAGAAAGTTTTCGAAGAAGCTGCAGAGCGAGGACCGTAACAAGTATACGGCAGCCGAGAAGTATGAGTTTGTGAAGGATATCATTGATGCATAGGAAGGAGCGGAATATATGAGAAGCAGAGTAGTTGTAGAATTTGACACCAGTATTTCGGACGAGCGCGCAATCGTGAATAAGCTGAGCAGTGCGCTGATGCGCATCCTGCGCAACAACCGCGGCTATGTGGTCAGCATCCGCAAGGAAGAGATTGAACAGCCGTACCCGGATCTGGAGCGTGGCTGATATGGCAAGGTTAGAGCTGACGATTGAGAACGGGCAGGTGAGGGCATCCGGGTCACAGATCAGCATGGAGGACCTGTCCCGGATGCTGACCGGTCTGGCAGCCATTGTGGTGAAGCGTGCGGTGCTTATGGGAGCATCTGCAGACCAGGTGAAGGATGCGATGTTAGACATCTGCCTGGGGGTGACGGAGGGGCTGACCGACAAAAAGGTGGAAGAGATGCGCCGGGCGGCGCAGAAAGGAAACGAAGATGAAAGAGTATAAGCGTATTACGAGCAAGGGCGGGCTGAATATTCCGGTCAGTATCCGCCGGGCAATGGGTCTGCAGTGCCGCGATGCGATGGAGCTGGAGGTGACCGGTGAGAATGAGCTGGTTGTCAGACCGTATCAGATCCGCTGCATCTTTTGCGGAAATCTGGATGTAATGAGCAAATGGAAGGGCAAAGGGATCTGCAAGGAGTGCCTTGCGGAGATTGTGAAAGGAGCGAAGAGCAATGTCAATGATTAGTGAACTGACTGACGAGAAACTGGTGGACCGTGCGATCATGCTGGACAAGGAAAAGAAGACCGTGGACACGGAGCTGAACACCTTGAAAGCGGAGATCCAGAAGCGTGGTCTGCAGGAGCTGCTGGACCATAACACGAAGTACTGCAAGCTGTACGGGGCAAGAATCGGCACGGCCATCGTGTCGGAGGCTCAGGAGGTGGATGTGCTGAACATGGACCGCCTGCGTGAGGTCGTGGGCGATGGACTGGTGAACGCGAAGGTAACGGAAAACACCTTTGTTAAGTACAAACTTGACAAAAATTTTGACAAAATGCTGAAAGCAGTGTGCAGCGGAGACTATACCTTTGAGTACACGCTGGAGGAGTTTTTGGACCAGATGAGCGTGCCGGTGAACAGCCAGCAGAAGGAACTGCTTTTGAAGAAGCTGAAAGGCGATTACAAGAGCGATAAGAAGGTGCTGCAGAGCGTGCTGGGTTATACGAAGCAGGGGCTGCAGGAGGGACAGCCGCCGGTGATTGACATGGATGTGGAGCTTTACTATATTTCCAAGATCAAGAACGCGGAGCTGATCCTAGCCTTTTTGCCGGAGGAAGGCATTGACGCAACCATGAAAGCAATCCGGGGCTGTGTGATCGTGGATTCCAAGCTCAAGATCGAGCTTGCATATAATGATGAGGAGTGATGAAGATGAAGAGCGTGGCAGAGATGAAAGCCTGGTTTGAAAGATTAGAAAAGGGTGGCGCCCTGTATGTCTGGGGCATGAACGGCGAGGTGATCACGGAAAAGATCATCAAAGCTACATACCAGGCGTATCAGTCTAATCAGTATAACTGGAACTACTACAGCGCCAAGCTGCAGGAGGGAGCCGGACGGATCGGAGCGGATTGCTCCGGTGCGTTTGCACCAATGGCCGGAAGTGATAACACGGCGGCCGGTTACTATGCCGGCTGCATTAAGAAGGGCAAGATTGACAGCCTGCCGAAGAATACGCCCTGTATGGTCTTTAAGCGCAACAGCTCCGGCCGTATTTACCATATCGGTTGGTATCTGGCAGACGAAGGGCAGATCGTGGCGGAGATGGCATCCAGCACCTTAAACTTCCGGCGCAGATCGGTAAACGGTGCCGGTTGGACGGAGTGGGGCATCCCGAAATTCGTTTCCTATCCGGCTTTGCCGCCGGTGAAAAAAAGCGGCTGGGTGCAGGAGGACGGCGGCTGGCGCTATTACTATCCGGACGGAACCGGGAACTATGTTGTGAATGCCTGGTACAAAGACGGTGATAACTGGTATTGGTTTGATGGTGCCGGAATGATGGTATCGAACACCTGGTACTGCTACGAAGAAAACTGGTATTATCTTGGTTCGGACGGCGCGATGTGTGTGGGGCTGCAGAACGTGGACGGGAAGTATTATCTGATGGATGAAGACGGGCAGATGGTAACCAAGCCGGTCACTCTGATGCCGGATCAGGACGGCGCACTGCAGTATCCGGGACTGGTACGGTGAGAGGACAGGTGAAGAAATGAAAAAGGAGGTTATGGACGAGCTGATCGCAGACACCACGCTGGAAGATGTGGGGGAGTCCTGCCGACCGCTTGTGGAACTGATCGGATTGGAGAACGTGCTGAAGCTGTCCACGTACTCCATGGGCGATAAGATTTATTTTCCGAAGGTGGACCGGCTGATCGCACCGGCGAGAAACCGGAGAATCCGAAAGGAGTACAACGGGTTTAACATCAAGGAACTGGCTCAGGCGTATGACCTGACCACCAACCAGATCATGAATATTGTCAAAGAGATCGACCCTCAACAGATGTCACTTTTTGACTATGACGGGTTTGAAAAAACCTGAAAAAACTCCCCAAATGCTTGGGATATAAGGTTATAGCGAAACAAGGTAGAGTATAGACAAGACGAAAGTCTTGTCTATATTTTTTTTGCCCGGCATATCGAGGAGGCGCCAGTGGCGCGTCCGCTGATTGGCCCGAAAGAAGGAGGAGAGCATATGGATGCAATGATGAAAGAGCTGATTGCTCAGATGCTTGGGGGACATGCGTCACTGATTGCCATGTTTCTGGTCATGCTTGCGGTTGCGGCGTTTACCGTGTCCGTGATTACGGAGGTGACGAAGAGCCTGGCTGTGATGAAGTACATCCCCACGGACCTGTATGTGATTGCCCTGTCGATTGCAGTATGTACGGTAGCGTTTTTGATAGGCGCCCAGATGCTGCAGGTGACGATACGGTGGTACATGCTGGTGGGAGTGTTGGTGATCTCGTTTTATGTGGCGTTTTTGGCGATGTTTGGCTGGCAGAAGCTGGCAGCCCTATGGAAACGCTTTGGAGAGTTGGGTGATGGCGCATGAGTGAACCGGTAACGATTGGAATGGTGGCATCGGTTGTCGTTGGTATTTTGATCTTTTTAGTCAAAATGATGATCAACGACATCAAAAGCAGCATATCCGGTGTAGAGGAACGGCTCAGCTCCTCTATGGAGGCATTCAACAGCCGGATCAGCAAGGTGGAAGAAAAGCACGAGGCAGACATGAAACAGGTTCAGAGCGAACTGAGTAACATTAAGGGCGATTTTTCGATGAGTTTCGTGCTGAGGGAAGACTTTTTTAGGACGATGAATGGCATGGAGGCCAAGATGGTCTCCATGGATGAGAAGCTGAACAAGCTATTGTTAAACAGTGCGGGGGTGAGAAACGATGGATGAGAGAGAACAGGCGGAAGTGCTGCACAATAAGGCGGTCAGGGGCTATATTATCCGCTCCTTAGTGAAAGGCTATAACAACTCCGCACTGACCAGACAGATCTCCAACGCGATGATCGCGGCGGGTCTGATCATATCCCCGGATATCACCAAAC